ATTAATCATGGTATTAAGATTTGTACCAGTAGACGCTATATATGGGAAATCCGCTCCAGTGGTCGACCAATAAAATCGGAATGAACCGGTCGAACCATAGTTTCGCCGTAACTGCCACGCCCTTCTGCCAGTAGCGGTGTACCATTGCGCCACAATGGCTTGATTGGTCGTTGGGTTTATTGTATAATAGACATATGATTCGATAGTAAAATTTCCAGAACCAAAATTAAAATCTGCATGATTTGCCACTGATATATAATCACCAGTACCATCAAAATATGCAGACGCACCATGAGAGGATTCTGAATATGCAACATTATCAAATACAGATTTTGGTTTTAAAGATGGATTACCACCGACAGTAATTGCATGATTTGATGTAGACTGATCTTTAAAATAAGGTAAGTTACCTAGTAATAATTTTGTGTTTGTGATTGCAGTGAGTGGTTCAGTTGGTGGGACGAAGTTGCTGGTGTAGACTGCCGTGCCATTAACAAAACGATAGTCTGAGAACAAACCTTCCATATAGCTACCCGTTAGGATTGGTGAACGCTTACCAATATTCCAATCCAAAGCAATATAAGCATGTGTATCTGAGTATGTGTTGTTATCCGCAGTCCCATTAATATATACTTTAGTAGTGCCTGAGTTGCGAACAAGAGCTATATGTACCCAACTATTTAAAGGAACCGTTGATGCAGTTATAATACGAAAACCGCCGTCTGTATAAAATTTGATCTTGCCATCATCACTGCCACCACCACCAACGCTACATGTTAGAAAAACTCCCTGTGATGTTCCTCTGGTATCTACAAAATGACTTTGAGTTGCGAACGAACGATAAAATCCCCAGAGTTCTAAGGTAAAATCCGCATAACTTGCAATATCAAAATCAGTACTGTCTGGAATAGTCAAAGAATCATTAGTACCATCAAAATTTATTGCATATCCACCATGACGATATGGACTGAATGTTGATGTTGTTGTATCTCCACTAGCAGTAATCGTATGGTTTGATGCAGATGCATCGTCAAAGGTTTGATTAGAGCCAGCTGCAGTCGCCTTAACTGACAATGCAGTGTATCTTGAATTTGTTACAATAAATCCCAATGTAAATGCACTTACTGCACTTACGACTCCGTTTAGACCATCAGTCACACTAAATGTTAAACTAAAAGTTCCAGCATTTGCTTCTGTACTTGATGGTGTAATTGTAAATACATTATCTGCTTGAGATACTGTAGCAGTACTACCTAATGATCCAGATGATACCGCATAGGACCAAGTTAAAGCAAAACCTTCTGGGTCGGTGGATACAGCAGTAATAGTTGTGGCGGTTCCATCTGTTGCAAGTGCATATGTATCACTAACTCCAGTAATAGCAGTTGGAGATGCATTTGTAACAGTAGCAATTAAGTACCATCCTACACCGCTCCAAATATATAATCTATTTGTTGCTACAACAAAAGCTGTATTTCCTGGTGTAGAACCAGAAGCTGGTAAATCAGCAAAAGTTGCATATGAATATGAGCCTGGTGCTGAATTTACGCTTTTTGGAAAGCTAGCCGATTCAGTTGCGTATCTTTTTCTCGAATAACTTCCCATTTAAAAAGCCTTTATTAAATATTCATTGTTGTTTGTTTATTATCTTTACCAACATGACCTAAATTTTTAATTATTTCGTTATGTTCTGGATTTACGCTTGCAAGAGCTTTTTCATAATGCTTTTTACGGCCCTCGACATCAACTTTATTGTAAGCAGCTTTCTTATTAAGTTTAGTTTTACTTTTTGTACCTTTCGGAAGATCAGATTCAGCTTTTTTCTGGCTATCAACCATTTTATTATAAGCTTCATGAGCCGCGGTAGAAGTTTTAGCTACTTTATGGAAAGTAGCAGCATGTTTAGGAATTGATGTGGCAACGTCAGCTTTTTGTTCTTCTTCATGATGTGGATGATCATGATGTGTATGATCATATCCTAGTCTTGCATTATCTATATGTGTTTCATTAGGATTATTTTGTTCAGCTTTTTTATGCTTTTCCATTTCATCATAATGATGATCTTGCTCTCCATTACCGTAATGATGATCATGATAATGGCCATAATGTGAAGTTGTAAACTCATGTTCTCCATGAGTTTCTAGATGAGCGCCTGCCGCTTTATGAGCATCATGATGGAGTTTTAAAGTATGTTCAGCATGAGCTAATCTCTCTTTTGCTTCTGGGGTATCGCCGCCATGTGCTTTAAGTTTCGTAATATGCTTTTTAATAGTAATTACGCGTTCTTCAGCAGGATTATTACCGTGGTATTTCTTGCGCTCTTTTTCTGCCGGGTCGTTTAGTCTATTTTCTGTAGCAGAGATTCGACTCGCAGATAAGGTACTACTATGAGTCATCGCTATACGAGTATGCTTTCCGGTATTTCCAGCAGCATCTACCCAATCTCCTTTAGGATGGGGCGCCATTGAGCCTTTATTTTCGGGATTATGTTCTACAGTGGAACTCCAGAATGATCCATGTTTAGGATTTCCGTCTTTATCCTTAGGTCGCATTGAGTTTGGATTATCAGCATTACCTTTTTTGGTAATATTATAACCTTTGCTTAACCCTTTTAAGTTTCCTAATTTTTTGGCGTTACTTTTACTTTTATCACTCAAAGCAGCTTTTGCTTTTTCATGCTCAGCATCTTGGGCCTTGGCTCTATTACTTATATTCTTCATTCTTTCTGCATGCTTTTCAGGGTCACTTTTAAATGACGCTATTGCAGCATCTTTTGCCCGCCTAATTTTCCTAAAAAAGCCCTTTTCATTAAGCTGCTTCTGATGTTGAATATCTTCGTTCATCTGTTTAAAAGTTTTCATGTCTACCCCATTCGATAATTTGCTAAACCATTTTACTATATTTATACAAATAAAAAAAAGGAACAAAACTAATTGCTCCTTTTCTATACTATTTCTTGTAAGGAATTATGCTACCATATCCTCTAATTCATATATCTTCTGATCTAAATATACTTTTTTTGATTCTAGTTTCTTAGCTAAAGAATGGTTACCCTTTTGTTTTATTTCCTCTACGTAAGCTTTAAGCTCAGTAGAATCTTTTTGTAATTTTGCTATTTGATTGTTATGTAAAACCATTTTAGTTCTCCTAAAAAAAAGACAGACTCTCCCGAAGAAGGCCTGTCTATAAATCTAATTATAAGTATATTTTCCAATCATCATATATTTATTTCTGTATCAAATTCGGAAAGGCTTCTTTTGCTACTGCTTTGGTAACTCCTTTTATTGGGGTTTTGTTAATCATATTAATAACTAGTTCTGCATCAGGCGGCTCGACAGATTCTAGCAAAATGATAAAGAGCTTTTCTCTTTTCATTTTTTGCATAGAGTCACCTGGACCGCCTTTAACAAATGTTATAAACTCTCTATGTTTTTTGAGCAGATTAGAAGGCGCGTTGTGTCCTTGGTTTTCTTTATATGGAGGTCTTCCTCCAGGTAAATTAAACTGAATTGTTTCACAATACGTTCCTCTAAGAATATCTTTTAAGGCCCATGATTCATTATTTCTCAATATTTCGATCTTTTGTTTTTTAGATCGAGCTTTTCTTGTATCATTAATTATATCACTTATCATTATTATATAAACTCCTGTACACTTTCAACTAACATTCTACAACGCTTAGCTACAAGATATGGGAACACTTTACTTTTATTTGCCCACTGATCCTGTGCTTCATATGTATTTATAATTTCTTCTTTAATATTTTGAGGACATTCTGATTTTTCCGTTAAATCTATTAGTTTTTTATTGCGTAAATAATTACGATAAATTTCATCACCTAAAGCTTTTGGATCTTCGAGTAGTATTGCTTTTTTCTTAGCAGATAATGGTGTTTGTCTACGGCCTTCAACAAAGCATTTATCGTCTGATAATACATTTGGTACACCATCAGTGCCACATCCAGTAAGAATGTGTTCTTCAAGATATAATCTAGGATTAGGTTCATCTACAAATTTCTTAGTTGCTGTTGACCATTGACGAACATTACCATATTTTTGTAGTTGACGAAAATCTTTATCAGCAGATACAATCATTACCTCTTCATGATTACCAAACTCTTGAGTCCATTTTACTATTTCAGCAATAGAATCATCAGCTTCACATCCCCATTGATGAATAACTTTATATGGAAAATGTTCTTTTAATTCTTCACGAACTAAATTAATACAACGAAAAGCTTCTTCCCAATCAATTTTAGATTTTTCACGAGATTCTTTGCGCTTACCTTTATATTCAGGATATACATCTTTGCGCCAGTTTCCGCCGGCATCACATACAATAACTATTTCGCCATATTTGTCTTTAAACTTTTGACGATACATACGAATACTATTTAATATCATATGGCGTATTAGATTTTCATCAGCATTTGTTAAACCCATTGCAACAGGTGCAATTGAAATACCTGAGAAGTCAATTAAAATCATAGTTGATTCCTTTCATTATATAGTTATTATATCATAGTATTACTCAATTGTAAACCTTTTATTCAGATAATTCTTGAATTAATTTTACGTCTACTTTACCTTCTTGCATTAATCTTTGACGATTAGCTAAATGGCCCTTTTCAACATCAGCTTTTGATTGTCCATGATATGGAACGGCATGACCTTCATCAATAAGAATATCGGTGCACATACGTCCGTCAGGAGCAACGAAGTCACCAAGGACTCTACCAAACTTACCTTTCATATCTTCACCATCTTTATTGATTTCAGTCTTTAACACACCTTTAGATCCGAGAAGTTCTTGAAGTCTTGCTTTAGCTGCTTTACCAAAAACT